CGGCCATGGATATGGAGATGATTGAAACGCAAGTTATACGCAGAATGGCTAAGGTTCGTGATGAGTCTTACGAGGATTACATGATTAGTTACAGTAAGCATTATGACCTGTCTAGTGCGGATGAAATATTTAAAGACATTACTGAAGGTATGCAGTATCACGCATTATCCTTGCCACTGCTAAAGAAATTAACAGCGGAATACATGCGCAAAAGGTCAATGCCTCAAGAAGATATTGATGACGTTATGGAGTACTTTGAAGAGTATGGAATGCCTAAAACTACTTCAGACCTACGAAATTTGGTGGATATACTGCCACCTGAAGAACTTCAACGCCAAGCACAAGTTGGTATTGAAACACAAAGCGAGCAATAATTAACTTATAACCATATTATGAGCGAACAAAACCTAGAGCAAGCTGACGCTCCTGAGTCAGCAGTAGAGGAGTCAACCTCACAAACACAAGAGCAACAATTTGACAAAGACAAGTTCTTTCGGGGCGCATACAACGAAGGAAAAAGCAAGGTCGAAAAAGATGTTGTTAGTAAGTTCTCTGAATTACTGGGGGATCAAGTTGAGTCGTTAGATGATGCTTTTTCACGCATTCAGCAAACTCTAACTCCTAAACAAGAGGATAAGGGAGAGTCTGAAAAGTTGCGTGAATTATTGCAACAATATCAGCAAGAAGCTGAGTCTGCTAAAGAGCAGTTACAAATGACTCAAATGCAAAACAGAATCGACAGCGAGTTTAGTGGTGCGTTCAATGCCTTACAACAAGACAATGAATTAACATTAAAGACTGATTATATCGAGCAACTGTTTTATAATGAATATGAAATTGAAGAGTCTAATGGTGAGTTTTATGCCGTTAAAAATGGTGTACCTGACCTAGACCAACAAGGAAACAGAAAATCTATAGCCAACTCTCTAGTAGAGTTTGCTAAACAATTTGCGAAGCCCAAGAAAGTGGGCGCAGGAGGAGCAACTGGTGGTACTCCTTCTAGTGAAAGACCTAGCCGAGCAGAGTTTCAAAAACTTGTACGCTCGACTAACCCAGCAGATCGTGCTAAGGCTGAGGAGCTATTTGCTGCTTCTAGAGCCGCAGGCGGTTGGGCTGAACAAGCGTAAATCCATCTTTTATGGTTAGGCAAAACCTTAATTGTCATGTTTTGGTCACAGCGACCCAAAAGCTAAATATAATCCAACATTTAATTTAACTTTTATAAAGACATGGCAATTAATAGTAATTTTTCCATCTATGAGCCAGAGGCGTTTGTTGAGGTTGCACTAGCTAACCAATATCCAGACCGACCAATGGTATCCAAAGCCGTTACTAACGTAGCTGGCGCATCTATCGAAGGACTCGTTGCATCTCGTAACAAGTCTGTAAATATCACTCGTGCAGTAAAGCCTACTGGCTCTCCTTCCTCTTATTCAGGTAGTTACTCTCTAGGTACTCCTGATGCTAGTGAAGAAACGTTAACCATCAACAAGCACTACTATGCTGGATTCAGCATCGACAAAGCCGACCAACGTTTTGCGCTTCCTGACTTAGTACAACAACACTTTGTACCAAGACTACACCAGCTTATTGACCAAATCAATAGTGACGTGAAAGTAGAGGCTCGTAAAGCTTTTGAAGTAGCTTTCGCTGACAATAACACTGATTCTACTGTGTTAAGTGCTGACGACCTTGCTGAAGCCCGAAGAATCATGGCTGCTCGTAAGTTTGTATCTGACAACATGATGATGGTTATTGATCCTTTCGCTGAGAAAGACTTAACTACACTAAACCTATTCCAACAAGCTAATACTCGTGGAGACGCTGGTATTCAACTAGGTGGAGCAATGGGTCGTGCGTATGGTTTTGACTTCTTCATCGACAATCAAGGAAGCAATCACACTGCTGCTACAGTAACTAACGCTGTTGTTGCGGCTAACGCAGCTGTAGATGACACTACTCTAACTATTGACAACGGTGCTGGCGCTGCTGCAACTGTATCTCTAGCTGAGGGTGACGTTATTACTTTCGGTTCTGCTAAAGGTACCGATGACTTCTACACTGTTGAGTCTCAAACTGGAACTGTATTGACTCTTAAAGAGCCATTACGTAAAGCTGTTGCTAACAACGCTACTATCAACCCAGTTGATATTGCTTCTGGTGACACTGGACGTGAGCAGTTCTTCTACGACCCATCTGCCCTTGCCTTAGTAACTGCTGTAATGCCTTCAGTAGATAGCGGTTCAGGTTCAGGCGTTCGTAGAGCTGCTGGTTTCGAGCCAATGAACAACGTAAACTATACGTTGACTGTAGAAGAAACCAAGTCAGGCGCTGACATCCTTATCGAAGTATTATACGGAGTTAAGGTATTCAGACCAGATCTAGGTGGACGATACATTCGTGGTAACGTAGCTAAGGCATAAAAACCTAGCAATCAATTATTGGGGTGTGGCTCTTCGGAGTCACCCCTTATTTTTTAACTACACAAAACAAACACAATGGCGTTTAGTGACCTTACCCTTACAAGAGACAATATTGATGCCCTAGAAGAACTTACATTTCGTGACGTAAACGTCACAACAGGCACTACAACGCTCAATCTTTCCGAGAAGGATAACCTTATATTAGCTAAGTCAATTAAGCTTCTTAAAACGGATATTTTAGAGCAGTTAAGAGAGTACATTAATGACACTACATACGCTACGGAGACTGCGTTGCTAGATGCCGTTTATGCAGTGGATGCTGAAGACTTGCTTATTGACTTGCTTACATACAAATTTTTAGAGTTATGGTTTGCTCAAGATGCAACCCATGAAGAAAGCTATTCGTACACAAAGGCTGGTAGATATTACCAAATGTACAACCAATATTTAACGGCTAACCTCAGAAGACTTAGTGGGTTGTTGGCTAAGCCCAAAACGACTCCTAGAGTTAGATTCATGAGTCATTACTAATATGAGCATAGACCAAGCCATACGAGATGATCTGCAAAGGATATTTAAGTCTAAAGAGTTTCAGACTAAGGTAACCGAGCCTACGGCTGAAAAGCTAAAGAACACTATTAAGTCTCAGTCTAGAAAAGCCACTGATGTAAGGGGGGTTCCGTTTCAAAGTCTTAAAGAAAGACACAAGAAAAGAAAAAAGAAGTTTAATTTATCTCAAGTACCTGATTTGCATTACAAAAGTAGAGGTGGTGACGGTGAAAACAAGGGTGCTTTTAGTGATGGTGTTTTTGGTTACAATCCTTATGGTAACGAGGCTAGGTTTAGCTTCGGTGGTGAATCCAGGATAGAAAGATATATGCGTGACCACCAGAGAGGTCAAGGTGGTATGCCTCAAAGAAAATGGTTTCCTGACTCAAGCGATGGGGATGATAATGGTCCTACAGTTCAAATGTCAGGTAAAAAGGTAGAAGAAGAAGTGCGTAAGTTATTTAATAAACAAAGAAAAATAGTAGTGAATGGATAGATACGCAATACTTACTGGCTACAAGACTTCGTTCTCATCGTACTCTAGTACGGATGCTAGGCCTACCGTTGAAAAGGTATTGAAATATAGTGGTAATAATTTCGATATTCGTAAGCGTGCAGATGTAAAGCGTGAAGTAGTTGTGTTCAAGTTATTGAGTGGTACAACCACCTTATTGGTGGAGGACGAGAAACCTCAAGAACTAGAACAACTGTTTCAGGCAATCATCTACATGGAGCAACCTGACAGTCACTCTCAAAAGGAAGTGATTTATGACAGGATGCTTGAAATAACCGATCAACTATTTGATTGGGCAAACGATACAAGTGCAGGTGACATACACTCCGATTTATATACGGTTACAACCACATCGGTTGACGCTATTGAAGAAGAAGACGGTTACCTCTCAACGAACGTAAACTTTACAAGTATAATTAAAATATAATGAAAAATGGCAAAATTAATATTTGAATACGCTGAAATTCTGGATGCTAATGGGGCTGCAATAACTCCTGACGCTGAGTATATCAGAAATATTACCGTTGAGGGTACAGAGGTAACACTTGAGCCGTCCACGGTAGCAGTAGAGGATAATCGTGAAATAAACGAGTCCTTCACTGGTCGAATAATGATTCGATCAACAGATACAAACTTTAAACAAGTGGACAGCGCTGGAGCAACTGACGGAATATTGACTAGTGATTACGTGTCTACTGATGGTACTCTTCCAACTGAAGCTAAGCTAAGGTTAGTGGGTAAAACTGGTAGCCACACGTTAACCACTGGCAAAGTATACATAATGGGTCACAACTCTTATGAAAACGGACGCTTAGAAACTGTGCTTATGGCTCAAGCAGCTGAAGTATCTAACCTTAACGCAATGGTTGTAAGCTAAGGAGGCTAACATGGCACGTTTACTATTTCACAAAGCAGAAATTTTTAACACATCTAATCAGTCACAAGGTACCATTAGTGGTATCACTGTAGAAGGCACGAGCGCTGCTCTTACTCCTGACACGGTTATGATTGAAAACGAACGAGAATTCTATGATGGATACACAGGTCGTATTGAAATCAGGACTGTAAACACAACTTTTGATGGTGGCAGTGACGCTATATTAGAAGCTGGTATATCAAACAGCACTGGGGCTGATTATATTGGGGTTGGCGGTGAGCAACCACTAGAAGGCTATATAAAGCTTGTCGGATCTGGTCATTCTTTGCAGTTAGATACCACATA